AGTGGACTATCTTCTGGTTTATTTCCGTGTGTTCCATGTTCTGGACATCCAGTAGTTGGAACAGAAACAAAAATTAAACCACCTTCTCGTGTCATTCGATGCATGTTTGCAAAGGTTTCAACCCAATGTGGATTATGTTCAAAACAATTGCATGAGCAAGCAACATCATATGTGTTATTTGGATGATCTACTTCCTGACCCGGACAAACCAAGTCAACATGAGGTCCTTCACCAACATCAACACCAACATATTCACAACCTGAAAAGAATTCTCTTACAGTTCCGTTAATGTCAAGGCTACCAATCTCAATAACTTTTTTATTTTCAAAGAAATCAGGGTTCTCGGCTTTTACTCTTTTGACAAAATCAATTTGCGCTGGATGAGACATTAATTATTAACTTTCCATTTTATCTTACATTTTCTCAAAGGACCATCAGGATTTATAAAATCTGAAAATACTTCCCACAACTTTTCTGCTTTAGCAAACTTGGTCAATAAACCAGACTCTAAGCCCATAGCTTCTATTTCCCAAGGATGATCCCAATAATCTAGATTGTCAGAATCAATTTTTAAATCATGCCACCTACTTAGTGTATCATTGGTATGACCATAAGCAAATTGTTTCACATGAACCATTTCATGGGCCAATGTTCTTAATATCTGTGCCGCACCAATATGTGGATGAAGTTCAATCAAAAATTCTCTTGGTATATTCTTTGAGTTATATCCTTCAACTGATGCATAACCTTGGTCTTTAATCTTGTCGTTAAACTTAATGACAATTTTGGTATTATCCTGCATCTGCTTAGTCAATAAGCTATCTGCAAAAAACTTAGCCGCACGATGTACGTATGGTGTAAACTTAGCGTCCGGACTGCCAAAAATCTTAATAGACATAGGTACTCCTCTGAAAGGGCCATTATACATCTATTTAGAGTATTCGTTAACTTCTACACCACATTGTTGTAAAAAAACAACACCTTGGTCTGATCTGTATGCGTGTCCAAAGTAAACTTTCTTAATTCCTGCTGTAAAGATTTGTTTAGCACAGTCGATACATGGGGCATGTGTCAGGAACATCGTGGAATCAGCTCCAGCTTCACTAGACTTAGCTAGTTTGGCAATTGCGTTGGCTTCTGCATGGATGACTTCCGGCTTCGTTTTAAATCCAGAACCTAGATCACCATCTTCAACCCAGTGTTCACAATCATTCGTCCAACCTGGCGGCATGCCATTGTAACCAATAGAAATGATTCTATCATCTTTCACAATGATAGAACCAACCTGAAGTCGTTTGGCTGAACTTAATTTTGCAGTACGGTCTGCAATGTCCATGAAGTAATCGATAAATTTCTGTTTCATAATAATGGTGCGTCAGAAGGGACTCGAACCCCTAACCAACGGATTATGAGTCCGCTGCTCTAACCATTGAGCTACTGACGCATGTTTGGTCCGGCGTACAGGAATTGAACCCATATTCACGGCTTAGAAGACCGCTGTATTATCCATTATACGAACACCGGGAATTTTATTTAGTTTCTGAGTAGTCAATCTTGTTGATTGATTTCAACTTTTCAACATCATTCCAAGATTTTAGGTAATCATTGTCTTTGTCAAACAGTTCCAAAAATTGTTGGTGTGTTATTTCACGAGTTGATGTGATACATTCGTCAACATGGTGTTGCGAGAATTCTTTGAATTCACTTGTACCAAGACCCATAACAACTTCATCTGCTGCATGTTCTTCTTCCAAAGCCTCAACAACGTAACGCATACGGAAAACAGAAACAGTCTCAACAAGAAACAGTTTTTTATCAGAAGGTGGATATGCTTTATTTTCAAACATTTTTTACTTTCTCCAAAGAGTCTTTACGAACACGATATAGTTGTTTGGTCTGATTATCCGAAGGATCAAACTTAGAAACGTTTAGGAATTCCACACCATCAATAAACACCGAAGCCCATGTGGGATAAGACCAATAGAATTCGGTTAGATTAATTCGGTTGCGGTACTTGATAGGTTTTTGAAGGGTATTTTTCATAGTGAGCATAGTATAGCACAAAAAAAGGGACCTGTCAAGGCCCCTTTTTATCTTTACCGGAACTTTTCTGGATAATTCAGACGTTCCCATTCCTCATCGGATACAGGCCACCAATTATTCATCTGAGTCCTTAATAGTGATTTTTTTGATTGCGTCTTGAGTTTTGACAATGTTTTCTAGCCAAACTTTCAGCATTCCGTTTACAAGTTCTGCATCCTTGATTTCGATCTGGTCATTCAAGGTGAATGTACGTTCGAAGCCACGATTTGCAATTCCTTTGTATAGGAAGCTATCTGTTTCTTCATCATCCTTGGACACACCTTTGACTAGCAAGTTTTTGCCATTCAATGTGATTTCAATATCGGCCTTAGAAAAACCAGCAACAGCCATTTCAATGACGTACTTGTTTTCTTTGACTTGTTTGATATTGTATGGAGGATAACCAGCTGCCTTTGCGGCTTGCTGAGTGGCACGTTGAAGAAGATTTACTGTATCTTCAAAGCCGATGAATTGACCGAAAAGGTCTTTACCAAATACATCTTTCATGTATGTCATATTTGCTCCTTAAATAAGCGAGTTAAAAAATGATACCCCGAAGGCATATCGTAGTCCTGCTTACTTAATACAGGGTCAACTAACGAGTGACAGTGCAATTGCCCGGACGCCTTTTACCGTAGCATCAAACAGCCCTAAGGTGGGCAAATTCGGCGACCATGGATATTTAACCAGCCTTCGTGGCCATGCTGGTTCCCATCCCGTTGGGACAAAAGTATTTATATCTTCTTTTTAGATCCAATATTATATTTTGGTACTAATTGCCATTCATTCTTCTCTTTATGAGACAGAATCTTGATTTGTGAAATAAAGATAGGTTCTGGTGTTTCAATCTGTGAAGAAATAACAACCTTAATTAGACCCCAATCTTGTAACAACTTAGTAATGGCATTTCTACGAGATAAGTCGTTTTCAGTTAGGTCAGTTGGTTTACCATCTAATGCAAATAATTCTTTGAAATGTACAATGTAGTATTTGCCTTGTTTGTGAAGAATATGGCATGACTGAAAAAGTGTTTTGTCTTTTTTAGATGCTACGCCGATCCTAGTCAAAGTTTCACGAACCTTTAAAAAGTCATCTGCTTCTGTGAGTGTAACCTCAACTAGGTCTTGTATTCCTATCATTATTTACTCCGCCTATATTTGTTCTTGCTTTTATTTCAGCTAGATTGTCATCAGTAAGAATACGCAAGGCTTCTTTGGCCTTCTCATCTGAATAACCAAAAATTTGCTTCACGCATTCTAAATCTTTTAAGACCTCTTGACGTTGCCAAGGTTGAAACTTGCGCTTCATAGGTCTGATAGTATTTAGAAGATACTGATATTGCATGTCAGAATCAAGACCTGAATGCAAATTCATTTCATTGGCGTAGAGTACACAATCCATGTGGAATGACAAAGACCGATTAACCATGTAGGCCTTGTAGTCTTTGTATTCACGTTCATCATTAAAAACATTCTTCTTTGTTTGAAGAATAGAAGGAATAATCTCTTTGAATAGATCAGGCATTATTTAACTCTCGAATTGCAGACTGAAGTGCTGTCTTTACATCTTGTATTGGAAATACAGATTGTAACTTGTCTGTGCTTAAAATACAATTACTTCTAGGTGCCACTACAGAATTTGTAAATTCTTCTTCACTAAAGAATTCTTTTTTCATATTCATCATAGCCACAATTTCTTGAGCATTACTATAACCTGGATTACACACATTATAGATTCCAACAGGAATTGTTCCTAAGATACATTCAACAGCAAATCTAGCAACATCTGGCATATAACTTAAACTGTTATCATAACTGATAAGTTTATCATACTTTTTCATTTTTGTCAAAAAGTTTTTTGGATGTTCTTCATTACCAAATGGCATACGAATACGCAACAAATAACTCTTATTCAAGAATGGTTCAAGCATTTTTTGACCAAGAGATTTTGAGCCGCTATAAAAACTGCCATTGTCAAAGTCAAAATTAGGTGCATCTTCCTCAGTAAATTCTTTTTCGTATCCGGTGTAAACACAACCACTACTAATATGTACAATCGGAGTATAAGG